GAGAGCTTTGCCGAGGAGCACGACGTGGAGCACATGTCGGCGCGGGAACTGGACGAGCTGATCCAGGCGAAGAAGGCGGCCGAGGACGAGCGGGATCTGTACGAGCAAAAGCTGGCGGAACAGATGGGCGCGGCTGAGCGGATGAAGAAGGACGCCGAGACGGCGACGCAGGAGGCCGAGGCGCGCCGACGGGAGCTGGAGGAAACGCAGGCACAGATCCGGGCGCTGCAGGAAAATGTCCGCACGCTGGAGAGCCGGCCGGTCGAGGTGGCTGTGCAGGTGGACGAGGGCGCTGTGGCCAAGGCGCGCGAGGAAGAAAAGGCAGCTGCGCAGAAAGAGCTCGAGCGGCTGGGAAAGAAGCTGCAGAAGGCGGAAAAGGCGCGCGAGCAGGCGGAGGCCACGGCCAAGGCTGCCGAGGAAAAGCTGGAAACAGCCACGGCCGACGTTGCCAAAGAGCGCGACGGTCTGAAGCAGGAGCTGCAGGAGGCGCGACGGAAGCTGGAGATGAGCGATGTGACGGTGGCGCAGTTCAAGATCGTTTTCGATGCCACGCAGTCAAGCATGAACGATATGATTGCATTGATCGCAAAGGCCAGCGGCGAGAACCAGACAAAGCTGCGAGCGGCGGCGGGGAAGCTGATCGATGCTTTTAAGGGCCGAATCGAATCGTGAAAGGAGGGCAACCATGAAGATCTACATATCAGGGAAAATCGCCGGTGATCCGGGTTATAAGGGGAAATTCGCCCGAGCGGCTGCACAACTTGAGCGGCTGGGCGCGACGGTCATCAATCCGGCCACAGCGCCGGAGGGGCTGGCCAAGCTGGACTATATGCGCATCTGCTTCGCTGAGATGGAGGCGGTGGACTACGTTGTGTTCCTTCCGGACTGGGTGGAATCCGCCGGCGCGAAGCTGGAACGCGCGTGGTGTGACTATGTCGGCGTGCCGACGGCGAATTGGGACGATTTTCGGGTAGATATGCTTGTAAGGAAGTCGCACGGCTGCACATTCCGCGAGCTGTTGGTGCTGGAGCATCCGGACAAGGTGGATGCACGCTTCATCGGTGGGTGTGCGGGATGCCCGGATGAATACGGATATGAGCCGGGAAACGGTACTGAATGTCTGTGCGAGAAGAACTGGAATACAAAGAAAAGCGTGACGCAGATATGCACAGAGTGTTGGGATCGCATCATCCCGGGGAGCGAGGCAGTGTGAAATGATGAATTACAAAGGCGTGGCGCGGTTGGCTGCGAAAGAAGCGAAGGGATATCAGCTGTTGATCTACGAGACCGGCGGCGTTATTGGCATGGTTGGCCGCGAATGGGCATACGGCGCACAGGTTGATATGCTGCAGCGAACTAACGGCCGGGAGTTGCTGGCGGAAGTAGTGCGCATGCTCGGCCGGATACCGGAAGAAGCGGTGAGCGTTCAGGAAAGCGGGCGGATCGAACAGGCTGTGCTGCTGGACGCAGCGCTCCAGCGCATGGGTGAAGCGCTGGCGGTGCCCACTATCCAGGAGGCAAAAGCCACACCGCTGATGTATGGAAGCACGGCGTTGTGGCAAACGCGGGAGAAAATGATTATCGGCCTTCCCGATGATGTGCAGGCCGTTGTGGCGGCAAATGAAGTGCTGCTGACGGATGAAGCCGGCAAGGTGGTGCGTTATGATTTGGACAGCGAGACGTTCATCGCGCAGTCGCTGGAAAACGCAGATGCGCTGTGGCGGGCACTTACATCGACAAGATGGGTTGCTTGGGATGACTGACGAAGGAGGTGAGGATGTTGGACTGGAAACGGGAGGCGGCTGATGAGCTGCGAAACTACACGAACCGAAAGGCGGCAATTGAAAACATCAGAGATCAGATCGCTGACTTGGCAACGGAGATCACGAGTATCCGCAGTGCATCGGCGGACGGCAGTCCGGTCGCCGGTGGCTCGAACGGCAGGGACGATGCGCTCGTCAACAACATCCTGAAGCGCGAGCGGCTGGAAGAGGCGCAGCGCTTGACCGAGAACCGGGTGCGCCGCGTGGATCGTGCCTTGAATCAGCTCTCTGAGCGGGACAGGTGTGTGCTTCAGCGCTTTTACATCGCACCGTGCATAGGCGGCGTCGAGCGGCTGTGCCGGGAATTGGCCATCGAGAAAACGACAGCTTACCGTTGGAAGGATTGCGCACTGCGGAATTTTACAATCACAATGTACGGCCTCACAGAGACGTGAGCGTAACGTGGGAAAAAATCGGGAACATTTTCACGGGAATCTGTGTTAAAGTGATATCGCGGGATTGCGAGAGAGACCGGTCCCGCAAGTCACTTTGTGATATACCTCTCTTCCTTTGATCCTTTTTGCAGAATGTACGCATGGCTTTTTCTCTTGTCTCTGTCAACTCCGGTTTTCTCATGTCTCTCAACAAAGCAAAGCACCGGCCCGGTTTCGGGTTCGGTGCTTTGTGCATTCTGGTGCGGTTATGAATCTGAAACAACTTACCTACAAACTGCAGGCGGCGCTGAACCAGCGCGGCGAGCATTACAAAGTCAATCAGTTACAGCACTACTCCGAGCGGCTTGGCCGGATGGTAACAAAATACGTGCTGGAAAAGGCAGAAACCGATGAAACCGGGAAGCATATCAGCACGCGCGTACTGGAGACTTACAGCATGGCGGATGTCGTAAAAACGCTGGCGAAAATCTATAGCGGGTGATCCCATGAATCTCACGCCAAAGCAGCGCGCTTTTGCGGATTTTTACATCGAATTGGGCAATGCGACCGAGGCGGCGCGCCGGGCGGGATACTCGGCGAAAACCGCCAAATCCATCGGAGCGGAAAACCTGACAAAACCTGACATAAAAATCTATATAGCGCGGCGGCAGGAAAAAATCGAATCCGAGCGCACGGCATCCCTGAAAGAGATCCAGGAGCTGCGCACGGCGATCATGCGTGGGCAGGAAAAAGACCAGTTCGGCATCGAAACCTCCATCGCTGACCGTCTACGCGCAGCCGGCGACCTTGAGAAGTCGCTGCGTATCAAGGAAGAGCAGGAAACAAAGGCAGCAGCACGCGCATCCGCACATTATGAGCTGCCGGCGCGCGTACTAGGCCGGGCGTTTGTCGACATCAACAGGCGTATTCAGCCGAACATGACGTATGTCTTTGAAGGAGGCCGCGGCGGCCTGAAATCGTCGTATATATCTCTGAAAATCGTCGAGCTGCTGAAAAACAACCCGACGATGCATGCCTGTATCATCCGCAAGATGGGCAACACCCTGAAAGACAGCGTGTATGCCCAGATGAAATGGGCGATCAACGAACTGGGGCTGTATGATGAATTCAACTGCAAGCTGTCGCCGCTGGAAATCATCCTGAAAGAAACCGGCCAGACGATCTATTTTCGCGGCTGTGACGACCCGCTGAAGCTGAAATCCATCAAGCCGCCGTTCGGCTATATCGGCATCCTGTGGAAGGAAGAAAAAGACCAGCTTTGCGGGCCGGAAGAAGAACGTTCTATCAACCAATCCGTGCTGCGCGGCGGCGCGGATTCCTATGATTTTTCGTCATACAACCCGCCGAAATCCAAGTCCAGTTGGGTCAACAAGGAGCGGCTTGTCCCGAATCCGGGGCGCATTTTCCATCATTCCAGCTACACGGAAGCGCCGCCGGAATGGCTGGGCGCAAAGTTTATCTCCGATGCGGAGCACCTGAAGGAAGTCAACCCGGCAGCATACGAACACGAATACGAGGGCGTGGCCAACGGCGACGGCGGCAGCGTCTTTGACTATCTGGAACAGCGGGAGATCACAGACGAAGAGATTTCACATTTCGACCGCATCTTTCAGGGCGAGGACTGGGGCTGGTATCCCGATCCGTACTGCTTCATTCGCTGCTACTACGACAGCGACCGCGAGGCGGTGTATATCTTCGCAGAACACTACATCAACAAGGAATCGAACGAGCAGACGGCGCGCTGGATCATCGAGCACGGCTATGACGATTACACCATCACGGCCGATTCGGCCGAACCGAAAAGCGTCAACGATCACCGTGAAATGGGTCTGCCGGTCACCGGCGCCGTTAAAGGCCCAGGGTCGATCGAACACGGCATGAAGTGGCTGCAGCGCCGGCGCATCATCATCGACCCGGTACGCTGCCCGAATGCAGCGAAAGAATTTTCGGAATACGAATACGAGCGGGACCGGGACGGCAACGTCGTCACCGGATACCCGGACGTGAATAACCATAGCATCGACGCCACGCGGTACGCACTGGAACCGCTGACGATGCGCAGGGGGGCAAGTGCATGACTGTAAATATTTTGGGGACGGAATATGAAATCATTGAAGCCACGGCGGCCGAAGATGCAATGCTTGAAAAATGCGATGGTTACTGCGACAAAACGGTAAAGACCATTGTTATTTCAAAAAAGGCCAAAGACTGCGACCTGAAAGACTTTAGCGTCTATCAGAAAAAAGTTATGCGTCATGAGATCATTCATGCATTTCTGTTTGAAAGCGGGCTGTCCGAAAACTTTACGCATCCGGAATACGGCCATGACGAAACATACGTGGACTGGATTGCTTCGCAGTTTCCGAAAATGTGCGAAGTGTTCAAGGAGGTTGGCTGCCTGTGAAAATCAATATCCCGCTGGACAGCGTGAAAAAGCAGATCCGCGAAGAATTCCGCATTGCGCCGCTGGTAACGCCGGAAATGCGCGAAGCGGAAGATCTGTGGATGCAGATCTGGATGGGTACACCGCCGTGGGCAAACGATCAGGATCGCACCATCAATTTTGCAAAGGCCGTGACCGGCGAAGCTGCGCGCCTTGCGACGATGGGCGTCAGCGTCGAACTGTCAGGCTCTGCTCGCGCGGACTGGCTGCAGGAGCGGCTGAACGAGGAACTGATTCCGTTCCTGCGTGACATGGTGGACGTGGGCTGCGCTGCCGGCATGTTCTTGCTGAAACCGACGCCGGACAGCATCGGTCTGTACACGCCGCCGGAATTTACGATCACGGCTGTGGATAACCGCAAGCGCGTGACCGGTGTGGTGCTGTACGACACGAAGGCAACGCCGGATTATTACTATGTCAAGGCCGAATATCACCGCTACGACGGGATGCATTATGTGGTTTCCAACCGCGCGTTCCGGCTGGCGAAGGGCAAAGCATCGGCATCCCGTGTGAATCTGGATGAAGTGCCGGATTGGGTGGGAATCCTGCCGGACGCCGTGCTGGATGATACCGCGCCACTGTTTGCCGTGTGCACTATGCCAGACGCCAACAACATCGACGGCGGCGCGTGCGGCATGTCCATTTACGCCAACGCCCTGCCGGAACTGCGTGGGCTGGACGTCGCATGGTCGGCTATGGTGGACGAAATTCAGGATTCCCGGTCGATTGCCCTTGTGGATGACCGTCTGCTGCGCGAGCCCGGCCGGAAAAATGTTTCCGTGCGGCTGCCGCGTTATGTGCAAAACGTTGCCGGCTCGGCGGCCGAAAGCTTCTATCAGGAAATCGACCGCAAGCTGAAAACCGGCGAACGCCAGACCGGCATCAACATGCTGCTGCAAAGCCTGTCGACGAAATGCGGCTTTTCAGAAGGCTATTTCAGCTATAACGAAAAGCAGGGGCTTGCCACCGCAACACAGGTGGAAGCCGATGACCGCCGCACCATCCAGCGCATTAAGGACATCCGTGACCGCATCCAGAATGCTGTGGATGACCTGATTCAGGCGCTGAACGACTATGCTGATATCTACGATCTGGCGCCGTATGGCACCTATACCGTGGCGTATAACTTCGGTGACATCACGTATAGCTACGAGGAAGATCGCCAGAATACGAAAAGCCTTTGCCAGCTCGGCGTTTTGCCGTGGTGGATGTATCTGGTGCGCTTTGAAGGTTTCAGCGAAGACGACGCGAAAGCGGCCTATGCCGAAGCCAACACAGCGAAACCGGGGCTGTTCCCTGATACCGAATGATCACCCCAGAACAGTTCCCGGAGATCGGCGAAACCCTGCTGCCGCTGCTGGACGACCTGACGGAATGGATCGCGCGCGATATGATCGAACGCTTCATGATCCGCTTCGGCCGCGGAGAAAAGAAGCTGCTGACCGGCACGGATGAATGGCAGGCGTGGGTGCTGAAACAGGCCGGCGGGAATCTGGATGAAATCCAGAAGGCATTGGCCAAAAGCACCGGCAAATCGCAGCAGGAAATCGCAAAGATCTTCAAGGATAGCGGCATTCAGGCAGCAAAGGCGGACGCTGAAGCCGCCGCCGTGACGTTTTCCAGTCTGTCGCCCCGCATGATGGCGATCATCACGGACGCCTACGAGCGCACGGTCGGCGAAATATCCAACATCACGCGCACGACGGCCGGCGCGACCAATCAGGCGTTTATCGGCATCTGCGACGATGCATACTGGAAAGTACGCACCGGCGCGCAGTCCTACACCGCCGCCATGCTAGAAGGCGTGAAGGCGCTGGGGCAGGTGCAGCCGATCGTGCGTTATCCGTCCGGTCACAAGGACACGCTGGAAGTGGCGGTGCTGCGCTGCATCCGCACGGGCGTAGCGCAGTCATCCGGTAACATGACGATCCAGCAGTGCAAAGACATGGGCTGGAATCATGTGCTGGTGTCGCAGCATCTGGGCGCGCGTGTATCCGATACTGACCCGATCGCCGATCATGCCGGCTGGCAGGGCAAGGTGTACTGCATCGCTGGCAAGGACGCGCAGTTCGATAACCTGCTGGATGCGACCGGCTACCCGGAAAATCCGCTGGGCCTGTGCGGCTATAACTGCCGCCATTCCTTCACACCGTTCCTGCCTGGCGTTAGCCGGAACAATAACAAGCCGATCGATACCGAAGCCAACCGACGCGCGTATGAGCTGTCGCAGACGCAGCGCGCGATGGAACGCCGTATCCGTGCACAGAAGCGCAAGTGTGCGGCGCTGCATACGGCCGTGAAAAGCTGCGAAGATACGGCAGGCAAGGCAAAATTGCAGGAGAAATATGCGCAGTCCGCCAAGCGCCTGCAGGATCAGAACGCGGCCTACACGAAGTTCTGCGCCGACAACGACCTGAAACCATACCACGAGCGGCTTGCCGTTGCCGGTTGGGATCACTCGGCGGCATCAACTGCGTCCGCTGCTGCACGCCAAAGTTGGACATCGGCGGAAGCAGTTGATGCCCGACAAGTTCAGACGCAGCAAGCGCCGCCTGTGCAAGCACCGCCTGTGCAAGCACCGCCTGTGCAAGCGCCGCCTGTGCAAGCACCGCCTGTGATTGCAAAGCTGGATGTACAGCGTTATTCCTGCGTCGCGGAGCATATTCGTTCCAGCGATGTTATATTGACCGAGAAGCAAAAAGAACATATCATAGAACGGCGCGGGAAAGAGTTTTACGATAAATACAGCCCTTATTTCAAAGAAATAATCGAAAATCCAGACTACATTTTCAAAGACAAAAAGTTTGAAAATACCGCCATTGCGAGTAAAACCATATCGCTTAATTCAAAAAATATCAGCGTTGTGGTACGCATTGCCGTAGAAGGAGACGAGCCGTGGCGGAAAAGTTCCGTTATTACTGTCATGTGCGAAAATGAAAAACGCTATAGGCAGCGCGTCCGGAACAATATTATTCTTTACAAAAGGGAATAATCTGGCTATAATACAATTATCATAAAGACAGGCGCTTGAGGTGGTAAATTTCGTAGCGACCACACGCCTTAATGGTAAAAAAGAGACGCAGGAGGATGCTACGCCTGCCAAGCGCCTGTCTTTGTGTAAACGCTAAAGCAGAAAATTATTTTATATAATAATCATGAAAACCATCTTACCAATCGGCAAGGTGGTTTTCTTATACCCAAAATCAAATCAGGATACGCAGGGGCGGACGGAAAACCGGCTGCCCCTTTGCTATATCACGACCCCGCCGGTGGTTCATCCGGCTCAATCCGTACAGTCGACGGGCTGTTAAAAATCACGTTCAGGAGGATTACGCATGAAGAACATCGAGACCATTCTTTCCGACTTCGGCATTACGATCCCGGAAGGAAAAGCGGCGGATCTGCGCAAGGCCGTCGCCGAGAACTACAAGACCGTGGCGGAATTCACCAAGCTGCAGGAACGCCACGATGCGCTGGACACATCGCTGAAAGACGTGCAGGGCAAGCTTGCCGCCTTTGACGGCGTGGATGTCGCAGCGCTGAAAGGTCAGATCACGACCCTGACCAATGACCTGCAGACCGAGCGGGACAACCGCAAGAAGGACGCCGCTGCCGTGAAGCTGCGCAGTACGGTGGACACGTTCCTGTTGGGCAAGCATTTCGTCAACGACATCACGCGCGAAAGCATCACGGACAAGCTGGTGACAGCACTGGGGTCTGACGATGCGCGCGGCAAGTCGATCGACGACCTGTTTACCGGCCTTGTCACCGATCAGAACGGCAAGGAGATCCCCGGTATCCTTGTGGCCGATCCCGCCAGCAAGGCGCGCTTTTCGTCCGATCACAGCGGCATGGTGCCGCCGGCGGGGGGCGCAAAAGAATACGTAGCCCAGAAATACAAAAACAACCCGTTTTTCAGGGGCTAAGACTACGAAAGGAAATGATGATCTATGTCTATCCAGTATGGATCCATGTATGTCGATGAACAGTACAAGGCAACTGTTCTTCCCAACCTGTTTTATAAGACCTGGCTTGTGCCCGGCGTGACCTATCAGGACGTGATGGTCGACGGCGCCGGCGGCTGCTACTGGCACAAGCTGACCTCCACCGCCGCGTCTGTCGGCACGCCCGGCCGTGACTTCACGGACACCGCTGCTGCTGACACGCTGGTTCAGGCCGTTTTCAACAACAACCTGCAGGCGTCGAAGAAGATCTACGGCGTGCAGGCGGCCGCTGTGGCGTTCCCGATCGCCGAGGAGCATCTGGCACTTGCCACCCGCGAAGTTGCGGAGGCAAAGAACCAGTGCGCGCTTGCCTGCCTGATCTCCGAGGGCACGGCGTCCACCAACACAACGAAGACCACTGCGGCCAACTTCAAGGCGCAGGTACTGGCCGAACGCAAAGCCATGGTCAAGGCAAAAGCCAACCCCACCATCGTGCTTTGCAGCCCGGACTTCTTCGCGACGATGCTGGAGTTTGCCGGTGAGAAGTATATCCCGACGTCCAACGAAATGCTGCTCGCCGCCGCTGCCGGCGGCCAGGTAGGCAGCTTCATGGGCTTTACCTGGATCGAAGTCAACGGCTTCGCGTCGTCTGCTGATCTTGCCTACTATCCGCACGGTGGTACGAAGGCCAGCGTCACGGCGGCGAACCTCGCGAAGGTGGAATTCATCATGTACGATCCGAACGCCTTCGGTGTCGGTGATAACTTTAGTATCGTCCGCATGGTCGACTCCGAGCTTTTCGCCGGCAGCAAGGCGCAGGTCGAGGAAAACGCCGCCCTGCGTGTGCTGGACGCTGCGCAGGTGCACGTGAAGTCCTACGCAAGCGCGTGATCGGCAGGTGAACCACGGTGTACGCGGATTTTGACACATACGTAAAGAGGTACGGTGACGATCTGTCCCCTTTCCGCGACGAAGTGACTGCTGCCCGCTATCTGCGAGCGGCGTCGCGGGAGATCGACCGCTTTACGTTCGACCGCTTCGGCGGCACGCTGCCGGAATCCACGATCGACGCCGAAAAGCTGCAGGACTGCGCGTGCGAAATGGCCGAATGCCTTTACCGCATTGACCAGGCGCGTGACAGCGCGGCTGAAACCGCAGACGTCGGCGGCGTAAAAACCGCCGGCCCTGTGGCGTCGGTGTCGTCCGGCAGCGAATCGATCACATATAAAGCGACCGACAACTGCTATACGACCGCTGCGAAGACCACAGCAGCGCGGGACGCGCTGGTGTTCGACATGCTGCGGCGCTGGCTTTCCGGCGTGGCTGTGGATGGCGTTCTTGTGCTATACGCGGGGGTGACGTGCTGATGCTGTTGCATAGCGATACGATCACGCTTTTTTCGCGCGTGCGCGGCGCGCGCGGTCAGGCCGATACGTGGGCGCGGCACGTGCTGGCCGGCGTCAAGATGGAAGCAAAAATCGCTATGACGCCAGGTACGACCGGCGATGTGCCTGGGCACTATGTGCTGCTGCTTGTCCCGAAAGCGGCCATTGGTGCGCTGACCTATGCGACGCCGGAAGTGTACCAGGCGGCGGATGACCGCAGCGGCATGATTGCGTTTCAGCCGGGCGATTATTTCTGCCGCGGCGATCACGACTGGGCGGAATACGATGTGCTGTGCAAAATCACAGAATGCCACCGCATCACATCCTGCGCATGGTTCCGGCTGATTGCGCACTTCGAGGTGACGGCGTCGTGAGCGGCATTAAGCACTATAAGAACGTCAGCTATGTCAAGGGCCACGTCAAGGTGAACCTCCGGTTCGCAAAATACGGCCCACGATTCGCGAAGGCGCAGGAATGGCTGGGGAAGCAGGTGCTTGCGGACAGCAAGCTGTATATGCCGCTGAAAACCGGCAGTCTGCAGCAGCGCTCATATGTCACCGAGAGCGGCCGGCAGGTCGTGTTCCCCGGCCCATATGCGCGGTATCTGTATATGGGTAAGGTCATGGTCGACCCGGAAACCGGTTCGCCGTGGGCGCGCAAGGGCGCTGTGAAAGTTGTGACCGACCGCGATCTGCGGTTTTCGACCGGCGTGCCGCACTGGGCGGAAGTGGCCAAAAACGAACACGGAAAAGACTGGGCGGATGGCTGCAAACGGATCATCCTGGGGGAATCAAATGGTTGACACAAAAGATTTTTCAACGATTCTGAGCGGCTTGCTGAATGACTTCCCGGCCATCGGCGCGCGGGAAATCCGGTTCGGCGAGCTGGGCGACAAGTCCGGCGTCGGGATCTATCCGTCCGCTGCGGCGACGGTAATCAGCGAAACGACCGACATCATGGGCGGTGTGTACCAGAAATGCAACTATGCGTTTCGGGTGGTATATCGCGCCGTACCGCAGTCGGAAACTGACCGCATCCACATCAAGGGCTGGCTGGACAAGCTGGCGCGCTGGCTTGAAAAACAGCCGATCACGGCGGACGGCCAGCAGCACACGCTTGCCGCGTGGCCAGACCTCGGCGATGGCCGGACGATCACTGCATTTGTACAGGTGTCGGCGGCCTATTTGACCGGGCGCTATGCCGACGGTGTGGAAGACTGGGCCGTGTCCCTGTCGATGCGGTACGACAACAATTTTGAAAGGTGATGCATTATGCCTGAAAGTACGACTTTTAACACAACCGCGGGCCAGACGATTGCCCGCAAACTGCTGATGGCCTTCCTGAATACCGGAACGTCTTCCGCGCCGGTTTGGTCGATCGTCGGCAAGCGCGTGGAAGACAGCTGTCAGGAATATGACTGGAACAAGGAGACCACGCAGGACATCCTGGGCAACACGTTTACCACCATGTCCGCGCCGACCATCACGCAGACCTTTGACCCGTGCAATCTGGACGCCGGCGAAACCGCGCTGACGAAGCTGTGGCAGCTGGCGATCAAGGATCAGGACGTTGCGGCGCTGGCCGAGCAGGACATGATGATCGTGCACTGCTATGCCGGCACGAAGGACACGGCGATGTTCGCCGAACGATATAGCGGCTGTGCGATTGAAGTGAAGTCGCTGGGCGGTGACAAGACGGTGGACATGCCGTTTGACGTGACCTACGGCGGCACGCGCACGGTCGGCACGGCGGCCATTGCGGACGGCGTGGCCACGTTCACGAAGGCGACGGCATAAGGGGGTGACGGCGTGAGCAATAACATTTCCTTTGAAACCGGCCTGAAAGCGTTCACCATCAATGGCGACGCAAACCGGAAGATCTACTTCGACCCGAACGACATCGGTATCATCGACCGGCTGGAAGCGGCAGCGATGGCGATCAAGGCCAAAGCCGACGAAATGGGCACGCAGGAAAGCGATACGGACGCCCGCGCGACGATCCGCGAACTGGACGCCTACGCACGCGAACAGGTGGACGCGGCGTTCCCTTCGCCCGTCTGCGATACAGTGTTCGGCAAAGCCTACTGCGTTTCGCTCACGCCGTCAGGTTCCCTGCAAATCATTTCGTTCCTGGAAGCGGTTTCGCGCCAGATCCGGCGCGAGATGGACACTGCGACCGCTGCCGCGCAGAAACGCCAGGCAAAATACCTGGATAAATACAACGGCGGCGGTCAGCGCAGGAAGAAGCGCAGATCATGAATACCGGCCTGCCGAAGACTGCATGTATCGGCGGCCGGCGTTTTCGTATCCGCAGCGACTTCCGTGAAATTCTGGACATATGTGCCGCACTGAATGACCCGGATCTGACAGATCAGGATCGCGCCGAAGTGGCGGTCAAGATCTTTTACCCGGACTGGGATCAGATCACGGACATGGCTGCCGCGGTGAAATTCATGCTGTGGTTTTTGGATTGTGGTGTGGATCGCGGCGACCAGCGGCAGCAGCCGAAGCAGATGGACTGGGAGCAGGATTTCCCGATGATCATTGCACCGATCAACCGCGTAGCCGGGCAGGACGTGCGCGCGCTGCCGTATATGCACTGGTGGACGTTCATCGGATATTATATGGAGATCGGTGACTGCACGTTTTCCACGATCCTGGACATCCGGCGAAAGCTACGCAAGCACAAGAAACTGGAAAAGTGGGAGCGAGAATACTACGACGAAAACCGGGAATTGATCGATTTCAAGTCGGCGCATCTGACCGACGACGAAGACGAATTTATCCGGCAGCTGATGACAGGGGGTGTGCGCGATGGCTGATGTTGTCGGCGATCTGGTATACGAAGCAGCGATTGATAGCGGCAAGTTTGACGCGGGGCTTGCGAAGCTGGAAAACAACGCGAAAAAGGCCGCGAACAATGTGGACAAGGCCGCACAGAAGGTCGACGAATTGAAAAAGCAGCTCGCGGAGCTGCGGGCCGTCGAAGAAAGCGAAAAGAAAACCAGAAGCACCGGGACTGTGACGCAGGAAACCGGTGAAGCGATCCAGAAAACGACGCAGCAGCTGAAAGACGCGCAACTGCAACTGCAGGGATTGCAGGCGGACAAGGCCAAGGCAAACGACGCTATAGGCGCCTACATACAGAAGCAGCAGTCAGCGGCTGCATCGACGTCGAAAGTGTCCGAACAAATGGGCAAATTCGCAAAGCGCATTGCCACCATCGCGAAGAAAGTGTTTATCTTTACGATGATCGCGAAGGCGCTGCGCGCCATGCGGTCTGTGCTGCTGAACACCATCAACGCAGACAAGCAAATGTCTGCGTCCCTTGCGCAGATCAGGGGCAATCTGCTGACGGCCTTCGCGCCGATTTATAGTTTTGTTCTTCCCGCCATTCGGACGCTGCTGTCATGGCTGGCGAAGCTTACGGCCGTTATTTCGTCTGTATTTGGCGCAATCTTCGGTCAGACGGCATCACAGGCACAGGCCAACGCCAAAGCACTGTACCAGCAGGCAAACGCCACATCCGCAGCCGGTGACGCGGCGGAAAAAGCGAAGCGGCAGCTTTCCGGGTTGGACGAAATGAACCGCTGGGAATCAAACGACAGTTCCGGCGGCGGAGGCGGGGGCGGCGGGTCTGCCGCACCTGATTTTAGCGGCGTCAGCCAGGTCAAGCTGCCGGACAACGTCCAGGCGGGGTTGGCGAAAATCGGCGAAGCACTGCGTTCGATCATCGAATCCCTGAAGCGTATCTGGGATTCGCCGATCGTGCAGTACGTCGTGAAAAGTGCATTAGAAATGGTAATTCGGGCGGTGATTTCGGTGCTGAAAGGTGTGTCGCTGATTCTTGATGGCATTGCTGACATTTTGAATGGGAATTTGAAAGATGGGGTTAACAAAATAGCCGAAGGAATCTTTGAACTGTTTACGGCTGTCATAGTTGCTTTTGCGACCGCAGTTGCGAGATTGCTTGAATTCTGTAAACAGCTGGCCGTCAGCTTTTTTGAATGGCTTTCTGGGAAATGGGCGACAGTAAAGAGCTGGTTCGATAACATCATTGATAGCATCGATGCGGCCTTTGAGCAGTTTCTTGCCAACGTAGAAGAGGGCGTTGCAGCGGCAGTGGACTGGGTCATCGAAAAATGGACGGCCGTAAAGGACTGGTTCAGCGGCCTGTGGGAAAAGGTCTCATCCGGCGCTGTGGCTGCGTGGGATGGAATCAAAAGCGCCTTCAAGTCTGTGCCGGAGTGGTTTCAGAGCAAATTCCGAGACGCATGGCAGAAGGTCAAGGACGTGTTTTCGACAGGCGGCCGTATCTGGTCAGGCATCAAGGAGGGCATCGAAAGCACCTTCCGCACGGTCGTCAACGCAATTATCCGCGGCATGAACACGATCATCGCCGTGCCGTTCAACAAGATCAATTCCATGCTGAATACGATCCGCAATGCGCACTTCCTTGGCATTTCCCCGTTCCAGAATATGTGGGGCGTGAATCCACTGCCAGTGCCGCAGATCCCGATGCTGGCGCGCGGAGCGGTCATTCCGGCGAACCGGCAGTTCTTGGCCGTGTTGGGCGACCAGCGCAACGGCAACAACCTGGAAGCGCCGGAATCCCTGCTGCGCCAGATTGTGCGCGAAGAAGCCGGCGGTGCCGGCAGCCGATACGAGTTTATCGCCCGGTTGGATCGCCGCACACTGTTTGATGAAGTAATCACCGAAGCAAAATTGCGGAAAGGGCAAACGGGCAAAAACCCGCTTGTAGCGGTGTAACACATGGCACAGGAATACATTAAAATTCGAAAAAGTCCGTCGGATGACTGGCTGGTACTTCCGCAGCCGGATTCCGGCGCGCTGACGTACGACTTTGAAACAACTTACACGGAGGACAGCGGCCGCACCCAGACCGGCGCGGCCGTTGTCAGTCCGCTGTTCACGGTCGAAGCGCTTGGATATAGCCGAGCGTCGATCAGCAAAACCATGCTGTCGCAGATCCTGAAGATCATTGCAAAAGGTCAGCAGTTCCAGTTGCACTACTTTTCCGCTTACTACGGCGCGTGGTGCCAGGCGTGGTTTTACGTCGGCAAAGGGCAGCTGAATATCGGGCGCCTGAACGAAGGCAAGGAGCTGTTCACGTCCCTGGATTTTAACATGGTCAGCGTCAATCCGCTGACGTGATTGGGGGTGACATGAATGCGAACAGTCGAAAGTCAAATCACAAGCGTCTATCCATTGCAGACGAACTTTGTGGTTGAAGCGACTTTTACGTGGGATCACGATGTGACATTGGTGTATTATGGCAGTACAACTGTGACGCTCAAGGCGGGGGAACACCTACAAGTAGACGGGGCGTGTTTTCGTCCTGGTGGAACGAAAATCACAGCGCAGATATCATCAGGCAGTTACCCGGTCGGGCTTTCCGCGTGCAAATGCGCGACAATTGAAATGTACGATGGTGGGTGGCAAAACGTCGATAACCGGAATCTATACGAAGGAGCGACCGTGCACCTAAAGGCAGATATCAAAATCGACGGCAATGGATACTTGGTTCCAATGGGCAGCTTTAAGGTTTATGAAGTGGAAACCGTGCATGAAGTTACCACGCTTACTTGCTACGATGCCATGAGGGAAGCGGACGTGCTGTGCCCGACGGAGATGCAGGGAGAGCACAATTACATAGAGCTATGGAGGCTGGCAGCGACTCGTCTCGGCCTGACGCCCAGCGCGATTGATAATGATTTGGGGTATAACGCGCTGGCGACCGTGGACACACAGCACACCATCCGGCAGGTGATCGAAGCTATCGCGCTGGCCTGCGGTGGCAATGCCGTGGTGTCTGGGGATGCACTGTATGTGCGACCGATTACATCTACAGCAGATGTGACGTTAACACAGTGGATTAACCAACTGGAAGTGGCAAGTACGCCGGTCGAAGTCACTGGAGTGCGCGTGAAAAAGACGTTCGCCAGTGACGGGCAAGAGCACACGTATTTCTTCGGCGCCGGAGGCTACGTTATCGAACTGAATGACGACAACCTGTGGTTGGGCATCGAAGGGCCAGCAGGGTCGATCACGGTCGCTGCTGAAGCAGTCGCGGAAACAGCGTACGAGCAGCTGAAAAACAAGCCGATCTATAAGTTCTCCGGCGATCTTCCGGCCGACCCGCGGCTTGATATTTTCGACAAGGTTATCGTCAAGGACATCAACGGCCGGGAATACCCGTCGATCATCATGAACTACACGTTCGTGTTTTCCGGGAAAACGTCGATTGGCAACAGCGTGGAGTCCAGCAGCAGCTACAACACATCCGATAGCGGTCCTTCCGGATCGTCGCCTTCCGGTGGTGGCGGTGGGGGCACGATCGATGTGGACAGTGCACTATCAACGACCAGCACCAACCCTGTCCAGAATAAAGTTATAACTGCCGCGCTGAATAGCAAAGTGGATGAGGACGAAGAAATAACAATCTTGGACGTTGTTAACATGTGGAACGATACCTGACGGGAGGAAAAATTATGGCAACAAAATACACAGGGCAGAACGCCCTGAACAAGCTGATTCAGTTGGTGAAGACGGCGCTCAACAACAAGGCAGACAAATCGGCGCTCGACGGAAAGCTGGATGTTACCGGCGGCACGATTTTTGGCGATCTAAAGGTGAAAACGAACGCGGAGGGCACGGGGAACATTGACGTAGAGGGCGAGATTCGTGCGAGCGGCATGGCTCGCGCGATGACTGTATACGCAACGAACACTGTGCGGTCGGAGCTGATGGTCGATACGCCACTGCTTAACTTGAAACCTTCGTCGTCTGAGAAGTCAGTGCAGGTTCAGCAAGATGGGGATACCGCCGTGAAAATGGAGTGTTTTGACGGTACCCTTAGTAAGGGATACGCGCGCTTGGAGATTGGCACGCCGACGGACGCGAATACCAATGCGGCCACGACCGTGGAATATGTGAAGAACAAGGTCTCCGGTCTTCAGACGGCTTCGCAGGTGCAGGACGCGATCAAAAACGCGATCACGGGCGTATACACGCCGAAGGGGTCGATCGCGTTTGCGTCCCTGCCTGTGCCGGTTGCCGGTAAAGCCGGCTGGGTGTACAACATCAAGGATGCGTTCACGACGGATAACCATTTTATCGAAGGCGAGGGACGCGACTACCCTGCCGGAACGAACGTCGTATGTGCGGAAATCAGCGCCGGTGATTACGGCTGGGACGTGCTTGCAGGGACGATCGATCTGACAGAACTGACCGCCACAGAGGTGCAGAAACTCTGGGACTCCATCTGACGGGGGGCTGACTTATGCAGACAAGCGGAAGTGCAGCGATCAAAAAGCTGATCCAGCTTGTAAAATCCGCGCTGTCCGACAAGATGGACAAGGCGGGAGGAACTTTTACGGGCAATGTCTCCGGCAAGTACTTTACCGGCACGTGGCTGCAGACGCTGGAAGCAACTGACCTCGGCCGCGCACCCGGTAAAATTGCCGTGCTTGACGAGTCCGGCTGGGTGTACTATCGCACGCCGGCGGAGCTCAAATCCGATATCGGCGCAAGCGGCGGCGGAGTTGATGTCAGTACGGTGCTCGACAAGGTGTATCCGGTCGGCTCCATCTACATGAGCGTAAACAGCACAAATCCAAAAACGCTGTTCGGCGGTACGTGGGTACAGATCAAGGACAGATTTCTTCTCGCTGCTGGCACGACCTATAAAGCCGGTGCGACCGGCGGAGAGGCGGCACACACGCTTACCGCAAGCGAGATGCCGAGCCACAACCACGCGGTGTACTACCCGAATGCCGGAGCTGCTGACCACTCCGCGCCCGGCAACTATCCGGATGGCCCGTCTGACAGCACGTATTATGCGATTGGCAGCTACACGTCCAGCGCTGGCGGCGGCACAGCCCACAACAACATGCCGCCGTACTTGTCTGTGTACGTGTGGAAGCGGACGGCGTGACTTGAAGGGAGGGAAACATCGTGATACGTGGCACTACGCCGACATTTGAGTTTACGCTGCCGATGCTGACTGACGAGATCGCAGCCGGATATATCACGTTTGCGCAGGATGGCAGTGTTGTGATCGACAAGGATCTGGCGGACTGCACGTGCGCCGGTAGCACTGTGACACTACACCTGACGCAGGAGGAAACACTCAAGCTGTCGCAAAACACGAGGACAGAGCTGCAGATGCGCGTGCGCACGACGGGCGGAGAGGCGCTTGCAACGCGGGTGTATACCGTGCCTACCGAGCGCATCCTCAAGGATGGGGTGATCTGATGCTGCGGATCGATGTGGCATTTAAGCAGACCAGACAGACGCTGGAGCTGGACATGGCTGCAGGGGATCAGACGCTTGAACTGACGTTTGACAATTTTCAGCGCGTGGACGGCGCTGCGGACTACTACGACGGCGCATATGACGTGACGCTGCTGATCACGGCGCAGAGGCTACCAACGCGAAGCAAGACGATGCGCGACGATGTGCGCATCGAGATGATCCCGACGCGGGAGATCCCGAACGCCGCTGGCGGCGTAACTTTTATCGTTGGAGGCTGACTATGGCATACAGTAAAATTATTTATGGCGGCAACGTGCTGATCGACCTGACCGGCGACACCGTGGCCGCGGACAAACTGCTGGCAGGTATCACGGCGCACGGGAAAGACGGTGAGGAGATCACCGGCACTTGCGCGTATGACGCCGCCACCGGCGACGCCACTGCCGCGGAGGGCGAAATCCTGCTCGGCAAGACGGCGTATGTGAAGGGCGCGAAGAAGGCTGGCACGATGCCGAACCGCGGCGCCGTGACGGGCACGATCGCCACCAAAGCGGGCGAGTACACTGTCCCCGCGGGCTACCACAACGGCAGCGGCAAGGTGGGCATCAGCTCGACCGAGCAGGCAAAGATCATCGCGGGCAACATCAAAGCGGGCGTGACCATCCTCGGCGTGGAGGGTAGCTACTCCGGCGCGTCGATCAAGGCACAGACCAAAAGCGCCACACCAAAGACAACCGCACAAACTGTGTCGCCGGACAGCGGCTATGACTATCTGTCGAGCGTGACGGTCGCAGCAATCCCTTATGCGGAGGCCGCGAACCCTGCGGGCGGAACGACTGTAACGATCGGGTGACGATATGGCAGTCAGCAAGATCGTATATGACGGCCGGGCGCTGATCGACCTGACAGCCGATACGGTTACGGCAGATGCGCTGCTGTCCGGCACGACCGCGCACGACAAGGCGGGCAACGCCATTACCGGCGCGCTGACGCTTGCAACCATCCATACCGGCTCGGGCGCGCCGGACGCAAGCCTCGGCGCGGACGGAGACATCTATCTGGATCTGGGGTGACACATGAATGAACTGATCTATCACACCATCACGCCGACCGCGCAGGAGGTCGGCGGGGACTATATGCTGATCCTGACGGCGGACAGCACCATCGACGAGATCGTGCAGTACATCTTGGCAAACAAGGTGATCTGGTTTTACGACGGGACACTGTATCATCAGGTGGTTGCGTTCGAGGACGTAGAAAACGCCATGATCGTGTACTACTTTAAGACTGACGGAAGCGTGGCGTCGCACCGGGTAGGTGACGGCGGATGAGGGTCGAGGGTCGGCAACTCAGAATCGTATATGACAACGCAAAGCAGTATCTGACGGCAGACAACTGTGCGATCGGTGTCGAATCATACGGAAACGGCGTTGTAATCAAGTCAACTGCACGATCTGGCTATGCAATCTTCACTGATGCGGCAAAAGCTTTCCTGTTTCCGAATGCCGTAGCGAAACCCGTCAAAGCTGACAGCCGTATTGGCTGCGGCGCGTCTATAAAAAACAAAAACAACTATTGCGCGTTAGAGTTTGGCGGCACAGAGGTGCACAAGGTGCTGTGTTCGGACGAGGTCGGCGAGCAGGACGGGCTTACCAGCACGGCGATCACCGGGGCGACATCGGCGACAACGATCCGATATCATCTGCACATTGATAACCTTTTTATCGCCGCCGCGTGCTCGGTCGGGCAGCTTACCCTGTACTTCAAGCGCTACGTCTGCGCAGCGATGACGGCGGGCAGTGGCGTGACATCCGCGACCGTATCGGATGCGGAACCGTGGGACGGTGACAATGTGACCTTCACGGCCACGCTGGCGACAGGTGCGGCGTTTGACGGATGGTACAGCGATGCGGCGTGCACGCAGCGTGTCAGCACAAGCCTGTCGTACACTACCACGGCCGCAGATCTGACGCTGTACGCCAAAGCGACGCAAGCAGCGCCGACCGGTACAGGCGTCTACATCAAGCGCGCAGGGGCGCAGATACAGGCCGCTGCGGTATGGCGGAAAGCAAACGGCCTGTGGGCGAAATCGGACAAGACCGCAATCGAGGCGGGAAAGAATTATCGAATGGGGTGACAAGTGTGAACATTATTGAAGCATTCGCAGAAAAGAACCGATGCTACCAGATCGGCGCGCCGCTGTACCCGCAGGGCATCATGCTGCACAGCGTGGGATGCGCGCAGCCGTCTGCGGCGGTATTTGCGCGCAGCTTTAACCAGTATCAGCCGGGCGGTGCGTCCGTCTGCGTGCATGCGTTTGTACAGGCAGACGGCACGGTGTATCAGACGATGCCGTGGGAGACGATTGCATGGCACTGCGGCGGCAGCGCAAACCACACGCACATCGGTGTGGAGATGACCGAGCCGAGCGCGGGCATGACTTACGCGGAGGCGGCAGAGCAGATCGCGGGCACATACCACACGGCTGTGGAGCTGTTCGCCGCGCTGTGCAAGCAGTACGGCCTCGATCCGGCGCAGGACGGCGTAATCATCGGGCACGCCGAGGGACACCGACGCGGCGTGGCGAGCAACCACGCAGACCCCGAGTTGCTGTGGCGCACATATGATATGGGCTACACGATGGACGGCTTCCGCGCGGATGTCGCGGAGGCGATGAACGAAAATGACGACAAGGAGGACAATGACATGATTAGGTATACTACGATTGATGATGTGCCGGGCTGGGCGCGCGGCACAGTCAAGGAAATGATGGACGCAGGTCTGATCGCCGGTACGGGCGGCGGCAGACTCGATTTGAGCGATGATATGCTGCGGATGCTGTATATCATGTGGCACATGCGTGATAAGCGCTATGGCCGCGTCGTTGACGGCAAGGTGATGGACGTGCCCGAATGGGCACTTGATAGCCTGCAGGCGCTTGTGGATAAAGGCGTGCTTGCTGGCATAGGCGATGGCAAGCTGGATCTGTCGCTGGATATGCTGCGGACGATGATCGTGTGCCAGCGCATGGTCGACGGAAAGTAACGGAGGGACTACATATGACTGCACCGAGCAAAGCAATGGAATTGAAGGCGGCTATCACGGCCGTACTGGCCGGCATGACGGCTTTCTGGGGGTGGACAGGCTGGCTCGTGGTGATCTGGCTGGCCGCGATGATCCTGGACTATGCAACGGGATCGTGGGCGGCGCTGTCGACCGGATCGTGGGACAGCGCTGTAGCACGTGCGGGGCTGTGGCATAAGCTGGGGAGCATTGTGGCCATGCTGGTCGCACTGCTGCTGGACGTGGCGCTGTCGGCGATTGTTAATTATGGTGATTTGGGTTTTGACTTGCCGTTTGAATACAAATCGGCATTTTTGCCGCTGGTGGCTATCTGGTACATTGTAACGGAGCTGGGGAGCATTATTGAGAACGCAGCGAAGCTTGGAGCGCCGGTGCCGAAGTTCCTGATCTGCAGCTTGAAAAAGCTGAAAGACAAAGCGGATGAAGATAAATAA